GACGACCTTAAGTTCAACAACGTCCTCGTAGGAGTAACCTGTACCGCCGGAGATCAGCGAATCAGGCGAACCACCACCTCCGACATTTCCTAACGATCCGGGGTCGAAATCCGATCCCACCGGGGGACGCATCCGCGAGCCGGGATCGTTGTGGACGCTCTCCGGTTTGTCCCCGGTAATCGCCTGCACGCCGGGGATGTTGCGGTCAGCCCAGCGCTCAAACGCGCTCCTCGGCACCCCGTCTGCGTCGTATTCGCGGTCGTGTTCACCGGGGAAAATGTTTTCGACGAGACCGCGGAGCCCTTTCGCGGCTTCTACCGCAGCGGCGATCGGCAAAGCCCACTTGCCCAAAGCATCCGCAACCGCACCAATCGGGCCGGGCAGCCCTTTGATGGTTGCGGCCATACCCTCGATCTGGGCTTTGGTGTCGCCGGCTTTGCTTAAAGTGTCCTGCAAAGGCCCAGTCCACTCGGAGAGGTCGATGCCGACATCTTTCGCGTACTTGTCGACCTGCTTTAGCGTGTCACCAAGCTTTTCGCCGAGCTTGGAGCCGAGCTGGGTGCCGAGTTGTTCGCCGAGACCTTCGAACTTCGAACCGATCCCATCCCGCAGCCGTCCCCCAGCTTTTTTGCCGGTGTCGTCTGCGGCGTCCTCAATGCCTTTGGATTCCTTCTGGAAGCCGTCCGTGGCGGCTTTGCCGCCGTCGCTTCCAATCTTGGAGAAAACATCCTTGATCTTGTCGGTCGACTTCGTGAGGGTGTCGTGAAGTTTGTCCCCGATACCCTTTGAACCTTTATCGAACGATTCAGTGGCTTCCTGGCCGACCTTCTCCATCTGCTCGCCGAGCTTGGAGGTTTCCGGCATGATCGGAACCCACAGGACCGAAAGGTCAACGTGGCTGGGATTGGCCACCGTCTATCCTCTCGTCTTGAATGTTTTCGCCCGGTGCGCCTCGTATTCGGCGATGCCTTTGAAAATGCCGAAACCGTTCTGCGTCAACGGCTGCGCCTTGACGACACCCGCCCGGTTGTACCGTTCGGTCGGTGACCATATGGCGGCGGTTTGTTCACTCAGGTTCGCCAACAGGTGCGCCTCGAGTGGCCAGCCCTCTGTGACGGAGTGATGCACCGCGGTTCCTGGATGGCAGCCGTAGGCTATGGCGATCATCGCCGGGGTTGTCAGCCGGTCGGTGAACATGTCTTGTTTTCGGTACCCCAACGCCAGCACATCCCTGTAGAGAGCCCACCAGTGTTGGTGGATGACACGTGCCAGCGTCAGGATTCCGGGGGTATAACGGGTTCCTGCTCGTCGTCTTCGGCGTTGACCCATTCACGCAGGAAGATCCGCAACTCATCATCCGATAAACGGACGACGCGGCGTTTCATTTCCTGGGTGGCTTTGGACCGTTTCAGGTATGCGAAAACCTGGTAGTCATACGACAGTTCAGCTTCGTCGAGTTCCCAGAAGAACTCCCGCAGGGTTTGGCCGTCAACCTCACCCCTAATGGTGGAGTGCGCGGGGAAGATGATCGGCTCACCCCCGTCTTTCGGGGTGTAGGTGAAAGTCGGCTTACCGCCATACAGTTCTTCGGTCACGTGTGAACACCGTCGTCGGTGATCTCGTACACGAAGTTGCCGGCCGAGTCGGGGAATGCCTCCATGGTCACGTCATACACGGCGAGGTCCAGATGGGTCCACTTGTAGGCGCCGATCTCGGTTACGCGGGCGATCGGGACGGCTTGGCGGACGGTGGCCAGCTGGTAGAAGCCTTCAAACACCCAGACCGCGTTCATGTTCAAAGTGGGGTTCAGGTTCGTGGTGGTTAGAGTGCCGACAGTTGTCGTAGGTGCCGTGACGGTGACGTTGCCGTCGCTGTGAACCGCTTTCAGCACATCCGCGTCGAGCGGCTGCAGCAGCTGGAACTTGAACGTCACCGAATAGCTCTGCTGCAGCGAAGCCACCAGCGCACCACCCCACGCGAACTTCTTCGTGTTCGGGCGGTTCTCCTGGCGGGTCACACCCTGATCCCCCACATACCCCAACGACACATACGGGCTGGCTATCGCCGTTGTGGTGTCAGTGGGAAGTGTGCTGCCCAGCGTTCCACGCCAAATGCCGCCAGCGATATTAGGAGACGCTGCAAGTGTCTGTGCGACACTGGGTCCACCGGTCATTTTTTACTTCTCTCTCTTTTTGCGGGTTAGGGATTCCACTGCAGGCCGGCCACACGCCAGGTCACTGATGCCCGATAGCGAGGCAGGATCACGTCGGGGTCTGTGGCACGGTGAGTTCCGACAACACCCATGACACCCACCACGTACCAGTCGTTTGTTCCGTCGGACACGGATTGGCCGCGGCCAGCTGACATCAATGCGACCGCCTGGCGGGTAACCAGTTGCGCCTGAACCTCATCCGGGCTGTATCCCAGCAGGATGCACTGCACGTCGTATTGGAAGCGGTTCGGTTTCGTGCCGCTGCCGTACTCGACGCGCAGGAACCCGTTGACGGTGTCTGCGTCGTCGGTTGGCGTGGGCAGCCGCGTTGCCACCGGGGTGGGTGACAGCGACGGACCCAAATAGTTGATGGCCAGCGTTTCGATATCCGGGGGGAGGAGTACCGGATCAACGAACGGGGCGGTCACTTGCCGCCCATCGCCGCGGACGCCTTCAACAACACGTGGTGGGTCATCTCGATCCGAATCCCGTGCCCGTCAACCGGATGCACATATGCGCGCGGCCGGGTGTTATCGGGGCTGTCAGAGACGACGACGCCGAAATGCCCAGTCTTCGGTCGTGTTGCCCACTTCTTAGAGTGCAACTCGTCTTTGCACATGTCGTTGACCATGTCCAGCATTTCGTTGGCTTTGGCGGTGATGTGCGCCACCACGAACGGCATGTGCCGGATCTGGCGGTGTTGCTCCTCGGTGAGTTCCATCAGTTGACCCGCCTCACATGTACTGTGCCGCCGAAAATCTGGGCGTAGCGTTGCCACGGAAGGCCATCCGACCAGGACACCGGCTGTCCCTGAACCGAATACGTCTGCCACTCGGTGCCGTCGTTCACTTCGACGTTGTCCAACTTGTTGTAGACAGTTGCGTCGGGTACCTCGAGGATCAGGTCCACGATTGTGCGTTCCACGTATTCGATGGAGATGGGGTCGACCCGGCCGTCGCCGAGTTGCTGGATACCGATGATCATGCGGGTCACTGGGGGCGCCCATGACCCGGTGGGGTTGTTGTGCGCGTCAGTCCCTGTCACCGTCCACACGTGATGCTTGATGGGGATGTTGGCGGGGAATACCGGCATCAGAACCGCACTAAAGTGAACGGGCCCAGTCTGCGCCGCTGTTCGTCGGTCAACACAATCCCCAACGCGACAAGGTCAATTGAGTAAGGCCCGGACGCGATCCGCGACGCAACACCTGAAGGCAACTCCATCGCCCTGGTCGCCAACTCCATACCCACCGCCGCAACCACGGCCGGCATCTCCGTGTAGCCGTGCGTGTAGGTGACGTCCACGTACTGGGCGAACGGGCTGGGGTATTCGCGGAACGCCTGATCGGACTGCAAAGGCCACAGCGGCCACGGCCAATAGGGTTGCGGCTGTGTTTGATGTATCCACCCGGCCTGATGCCACTGATAGGAGGACGGGTCGAGTTGCACACCGTTGATCGAAACCTCATCAACCTCGGTCACATACATGCTGGGCAGCATGATGGTGCCGTCCGGCTGGACCGGAACCGAGTCTGTGGCGGGGATGTTGGGGAAGATGTGCCACTGGCAGAAGTTGCGGATCGTCTCCCCGGCCGCGTTCAGGAACCAGTTCGGGTCCGACTGCTGAAACAACGCCAGATCGGCAGTGCTCAGCAGCTGCGGAACGCCCGGTTGGGTCACGGTTGACTGATCGCTATCTGCGTCAACACCGACTCGATCACCGGGACACCCGAATCGTTCACGACGGGTTTAGTCACATACCGGTAGATGTACAGGTCGGTGTCCGCGGGAACATCATCGGGCGTGTACGTCACTTGTCTTCTGCGTCCTTAGTGACCGCTGCGGTCGAGACGGGCGGTTTCTTGTCTTCCGGCTTCACGACTTTCGACTTGGTGACCGTCTTTTCGTCGTCGAAGTCGGCGGCTTTCTGCGGGGGGTAGCCCCGCTCCAGCTCATAGTCCGAAATCTTCGTGGTGTAACCCATTTGGTTCTCCTCAGGTTGGGTGAAACAGTCCAGCCCGCGAGGGATCACCACGCGGGCTGGACTGAATTCTGGGGTTACGGGTGGTTCTGCAGCTGGATCAGTTCGAACAGTTCAGGCCGCTCAACCATGAGGCCGATACGCTCCTCAGCCCGTGCGGTCCAAAGGTTCTGCTCGAAATCGGTTCCGTTGGTGTTGGTCATGTCGACCCGCAAACCACCCCGGCGAAGAATCCGGTTGTAGTCAGCAAAGTCACCCACCAGGATGAGGCCCTGCGGCATCGCGGGGGTGAGGACAACCTTCTTGCCCCACAACCCGAACTGCGTTGTCGCCGACGGGGTGTTCTGGTTCTGCGTGTACCCGTAGTCCGCGCCGAAGAACGAACCGCCGAAGTACTGCAGGTTGTTGTCCTTCGCCAACCGGATTGTCATGAAGTCCAGCGGGTTCATCACGACAGCGTCGGGTTCGAAGAAGTGCAACACCCGAATGTCGACGATGGCCTGCAGGACGCCCTCCGCAATTGCAGCGCCTGTGGGAGCGGTACCGGAAGCACCGACACCCACAATCGCGCGGCCGGGGGTGACCGATGCGACGGTGTCCGTGGCAGCACCGACACCGGCAGTGCCCGAGGCGGGAACCACCAGGTTGGTGACTGCGGTTACCGTCTGCGGGGCGGTGAAACCGCCGCTGCGGTTCAGGATTCCGTTAACACCGGGGTAGCCGGAACCTGCGAGGAGTTCGACTTCCTCTTTACGCTGCACACCCATCACCAGACGTTGCTGGATCAGGGACCACACCATGCCGGCGTCCTGGATGAGTTCGTCGGTGGCGCGTTCCAGGTTGGCGATCTTGCCGACCTGCTCGGTGTAGCGCTGCAGGGAGTGGCTTGAGGTGGGCTTGGTAGCGCCTTCCAGCGTTGCCGCAGCGTTGTTCGTCCAGCTAGCTTCCCGAACATACGTGACGACGGGTGAGTCGCACGCATACGTGGGGATCAGTTGGGCGATCACGTTTTCGTAGAACCGAAGGTCCACGATGGGCTGAATGAACTCCGGGGCGACGAACGGTCCCGCAGTACCACCGAGGAAGTAGCTGCCACCCGCCAACGCGACGGGGGTGGTGGTGCCCGACGCGTTTTCACCGGATAGCCCGGTCACGCCTTGGGTTTTCATGCGGAGATCTTCTTCGAAGCTCTTCCATCCGAAGTCGAAGCCGACCTCGGCGCGGTGGCGGTCATTACCGCTGGCGGCTGCCTTGATCTTCGCGAACCCGTCCTGGTACTGCTTCAGAAACCTCGGCTGCTCCACGTCGGCGGGGTCACCCGACGGCTGCGGGTCGGCGGAGCCGGCCAGACCTTGCGCGGCGCGCAGGTTCTTGATGGCCACACCGATCTTCTCGGACTCTTCGGTTGCTGACTTGGTGACGTGCTCGAGTTCGTCGGCGGTGATCTGATCGGCCTCAAAGGCTTTCAGCTTCTCACTCACCTCGCGGCGAAGCTCCTCGGACCGCTGTCCGAGAGATGCCATGCTAGGCATAGTTTTAACCCTCCTGGGCTGTGTTTTTCGTTATCAGGAATGCGAGGGCACGCGCCTTGGCTGCTGCCTTCGTTTTCACCTCGTCAGCGGACTCTTCAGCGGCTTCAGTGGGAACCTCGGCGGGAGCATCAGCAGCGGCCTTGGTAGCGACTTCAGCGGGAGAATCGTCGGGAGACTCTTCTGGTGATCCAGCAGACTTGCTGGAAGTCTCTTCTTCATCGACGGCCTTGTTGGCTCCGTCGGCGGTGCCTGGGTCGGCGTCAATCTCGTTGAGGCACTGCGCGCCTAGGTGGCAGGCAGCGTCGTGGATGGCCTGCACCATGTCGTCGTGCTTCACATCCGGCGGGTTACCGCTTGCGTCGACTGCGCCATCTTTGTCGACCTTCGCTGATTTGGAGGCGAGGACGACGGCTTCTGGGTTGGCGGGTATAGCGACGAAGGCGGCGTTCAACAATTCGCGTTGTACGCCTTCGCCTTTCTGGTTTTTCGACTCCGCATAGGTCACGGACAGGGAGTTGATGTGGCCTTCGTTGACCAACTGCCGGACCATCTGCGCATACGGGGTGGAAGCGAAAGTTCCCTTAGCAACCATCTGATTGCCCTCAAGACGAGGAACAGCAGAACCGACCGTCTTATCCAGGCTGCGGCCGTGGTCGCCGTCGATGTGAATCCGACCTGGCAACGGGGTTTTCCACTCCGACACCCACAGGTTCTCGTCGTCCCTGTCCTTGGCCTCGGTGGAGAGAATGACTTCGAACTCGCCATTTGGGTTCTCCGATTCAACCGTGGAAACGGTGGCGTTCTTTTGGATCACGTTCACGCGATTTGCCTCTCTAACAGGTATTCGAACGCCTCTCGCACGCCGTCTCGGTCGCCGGTCCGATTGATCGCACGCTCAGCCGCAGCGAGAAGTGTGTGACCGCGCCGCATATCCGCCTTGAGATCCCGCACGTGCTTCTGCACTGGGATCGGAACATCCGTTCCACCGCTACCGGCGATTGCGGGAACGTGGGTTATGGGGCCTTGGTCGCCGTCCACACCGCCCGCACCGGAAGCGTTTCCGGTGTCTGGGGTTTGTCCTGCTTGGGTTAGCGGGACCATCGCGCCTTGCACCAACAGTTGGTCGGCTTCAGGCCCGGCAACGTTGAGGTCCATCATTTGGCGTCCTTCAGCGGGTTTGAGGACACCGCACTGAACAAGCTTCGCCACCGATTCGGCGCGCTGCTCGAACGCTCCCCGAAGGACTTCAGCGACAGCGAACTTCATCACCTTGGGGCCGTTGAATTCGCGGCCGACTTCCCAATCGATCACCGATTCAATGAACTCAATCCGGGGGGCCATCGAATCCCGGTACAGGGACCGCATGTTCTCGGTGATGTTGGAGAACGTGGCGTGGTCCATGATCTGCAGACTGGACGGGGGCAGATCCATGACCCCGCAGACTTCTTCGCGGTTCAGTTCGCGGGCCTCGAGGTAGGCCATGTCGACGGCTTTGGCGTCCATCTGTTCGAAGGTGACGCCGTCCTCGAGGAGGATCACCCGACCGTGGTTCCCGGTGCCTTGATGTTCTGACTGGAAGGCCTTTTTGAGGCGGCTTCGCCCGTCGGTGCCGAGTTCGCGTTCGCTGGTGACGATTCCGGTGGGACGGGTGCCGTTTTTCCACGTTGCCGCCATCGAACGGCGGGCGGAATCCTCGTTCAACAGGGTTGAGCGCAGCGGCTCGAGTCGGCTGATGCCGCGCATCAGGTTGTCGGGGTTGAAGTCCCGGAAACACACGATGTCGTCGCGGGCGAACACCTGCCCCGGCCGGCCCATGAACCGGTAGGCCTCTTCACCGCCCGTGTCGCGGAAGATCTGTAAAAGGCTGGGGTGCATGGGGACGAAACCGGTGATCTGCCGACCGCGGCCTTCACGCAGCTTGATCCAATAGGTTTCGCCGTACACCTCGATGGTGGCCGCGGTCCAAAACCAGAAGTTCGATGGCGACATCGTCGGGCACGGGTTCGCGATCAGCTGCGCGTACGGCCCATCCAGGTCCAATTCTTGCCCGGTTTCAGGGGATTGGTCCCACACCGCCGCACCGAGGCGGGCGATCGACCCTGCGACTTTCCGGACCCCCGCATACACCCACGGCTGGGTGCGGTACAACGTCCCGTAGGAGGCAAACGCCGTCTCCAGGGTCATGCCCAGGCGGGGCACGAAATACGACGGCCAGAACTGCGGCGATGTTTCCGCGAACGCCTGCGGCGCCAGCGGCATGTTGGTGCCGTTCTCCAGGATCACGTCGGAAGTTCCGTCAGAAACACATGAATACGGTCCACGTACTGCCGCCCCACGATTGGCTGCGCCACCTCATTGGCGGCGGGGACGGTTTCACATTTATCCAACACATACGTTTGGTCGTCGTACTCTGCCAACCGCCCCGTGAACAGGGTGTCGCCGTCGAGCGCGTTCACAGCCACCAGTCGCCGTAAAGCGTTGTCTAGCACTGGTTTACGGGTGAACACGTGGCGTTTTCCTTACAGGACTAGGACGGACGCGCCGTCTTCTCCGCTGTAGATGGATGGTCTGTCATCAGGTAGGTGGCCTAACCCCCACACGGCTCCGATAGCGGCGGTCAACGGGGCAGTATCAGTGGGGCTTTTGGAGGCGTCGATAACCCATCCGCCGTCGGGATGAACTTTGGTGGCAGCGGATGTTGCTGCGGCATCCAAAGCGGGATGGGGTAGATGTCTTACAGCGCGGTCGCGCATCAGGTCGAACATCTGCCCACAGCCGGCGGCGACTTCGGTGGAGTTCCATTTCTCGAACGGAATCCCCGCCAGGTCAATATCGTTAGCCAACGACGCGGCCGGTACACCGCCGCCGATGCGGATGACGACGGTGTTGAATTTGTTGCGGTGTTTGAGCAGGTAGGGCACCACCCAGTCGGTGCCGGGCTTGTCCGCCCAGATACCGACTACAGGTTTGCCGGCCATATCCAGTGTTGCCCGGGCCAGATAGGCCCTTGAGCGGTCCGCTGGTATTTCGAGGCACACGGTTGAGGCTGTTCCCGCAGCCACCTTCGCGGCGGTGTCAGCGGTGTCAGCCCAGGACTCGGACGGGAAGGGTCCGCCGTCGGAGGTTGATGTCCAGCGGCACAGCACCTCAACCTCGAACTCGACCGCGGGGGCGTTCGAGTAGGCGCCGGCCAGGGCGCGTTCGGTGATGCAGTCCTCGGTGACTTCGCTGTGATTCAGCGATGGGTTGGCTTGCGCCCACGCGTTGCGATCCGACCGGGCCGCGGTGATGGGTGCGGACCATTCGAACCAGCCCAACGAGTCGTCGTCGACTGGTTCTTCGGTGTCTTCCGGGTCGCCTAGAAGGATGCGGTCGGCGTCCCCGTCGGGCCAGTCCAACGCCCTGTGTGATACCGCCCGTAAATGCCGTAGGACGACGGAGGTGGGGGTGCCGGCGTTGGAGAACGCCCAGGCTTGCGCTTTGGGGCGGGCGTTCATCGTGTTGGAGACGGCGGACCAGGATTCCCAGGATTGGTGTTCCCGCAGCTCATCCATCAACACGAGGTCACCGGAGAATCCGCGGGCGCCTCTGCGGGATGCGGCGGCTACCCGGTAGTCGCAGTTCCAGTGCCGACCGGTGTCGTCGTCCTGAAACGAGACGGTCAACACTTTGGGGTGACCGCGTTTCACATCCACCAGATACGGTTCGAGTTCGTCGCTGTTTTCGATCCACTCGACCGCGTCAGCCCACGACGCCTCAGACCGGGTTAAATCCTGCGCAGTGCCGATCACTTCGCGGGAACCGAGCCCGTACAGATGCCACAACGCCAACACGGTGAGGAGAAGGCTTTTGCCGTTCTGCCGGGCGACTTCTACAACGACGGTGCGGAACCGGTACAGGCCGTTGTCGTCAAGCTCGAGGGCGTGCAGAAGCAGCCACTCTTGCCACGGGAAAAGTTTGATCCCGAGGATCTGTTCCGCGAATGCGATACAGGCGTATCCGTGGGTGGTGTCTTCGGTTAGTTCGCGGCGCGGCTTGGTGTAGATCCGCGGCGTCTCGTATCCGAGGATCACTCCGGAAACATGTAGGCGACTGTGCTGGTTCCCGTGCTTACGATGGCGTACAGGTCATGTGGGGTGCTACCCGTGGCGGGGATCTGCGTCAGGGTTGTCGCGGGAACCGTCACTCCACCGGCCGCCCCGGTGGTGGTGTGGGCGATGCTGACGTTGGGGGTCGTGCCGCCGGTCAGCGAATCAGTGTGCGTCATCACGCTCTGCGGGGCGTTCCCTAACGTGCTTTGAAATGTGACCGTGTAGGGGCCACTGCCGGTCACCGCAACGTCACTGGGGCCGATGTTTGACAGGTTGATAAGTGCTGTCTGAATCGTTGCGGCAGCTGCGTTGTAGGCTATCGCGACCGTGGTCTGCCCATTGAATGTCAGCGTGTAACTACCCCCGGTGGGGGTTCCGTTGACGGTGACGGTTTGAACATCGTTGGCGTTCGCAATGCCCACTGACGGGCCACCGAAGACGGTGGCGACTGAGCAGTAAACCAGCACGTCATTGATAGCCGCAGGCACCGTGCAGACCAGGGTCGCAGTCGTACCGACAGAGACGGAGCCCTGCACGTAGCTATCGTTGGCCATCAGAAACCTTCCGGAAAATATTGTGTTGACACGGCAACATGGTTGTGTAGACTCGTCAACATGACAAAAGTGACCATCCAAAACATCGGCGTTGCCGCCCTCATCGCCATCGGCGTCTTCGTCGTCCTGGTTTTCCTGCTCGGATTCCCCAGCGCCATCCTCGGCTCAGTAATCCTCGCCGTCGTTCTGGCGGTCCGGTCTATCCGGAGCCTGCGTGAGACGAAGAACGGTCGCCACGCACGATGACTGCTCTGAGCCTTGCCGCTCAGCGTCTTAAACGCGCCCGCGACGAGTGGACGGCTGCGAAAGCTCAGGCCAGACAGGCCGCTATCGACGCCGACGCTCAGGGCATCCCACAAACAGTTATCGCATCCGAACTCGGCGTCGACCGTGCCCGCACCCTGCGCAGATGGCTAGGAAAGGCCCCAAAATGATGGACGAACCGACACTGGCCGCTGACACCCTCGAGGGTGAAACGCAATCCATTCACGCCTGGTCGCAAGAAGACGCAGCGACCGAGGTGGTGGACTACCGTCCCCGCAGCTGGAAAGCACCGATACTGGCTACTGTTGCGGCGGTTGCCGCCCTGGCCGGCGCCGGTTTCGTGGTCTACGAGATCAACAACGCAGTCGACCGGCCGGCCGTAATCAATCCACCGAGTGCGGCAAAACCGCAGGTCGCACCCCCAGTTAAGGTTGTGCCGCCCGCGCCGCCGGTCGTCGTACCGCCGAAACCTGAGAGCAAAGACGACGTCTACGTGCGGTTACTCCACGAACACGGCATACCCACCGGCCCCGCCGAAGCTGTCGGCGCCGAAGGCCGCGGAATCTGCAACCGGCTGTCCCACGGTGAAACAGAGCCGCAGATGGCCCGCGACATCATGGCCGGAACCCCCGGAATCACCTTGAAAGACGCCTGGATCTGGGTTGACACCGCCGTCGAGGTGTACTGCACTAACTAACCAGTCTTTTTAGCGTTTCCGCTGGTCATCGCCCTGACGGAAGCGAGTTTCGACTTCTGACCAGGCGCATTCTTGCGCAACTGCTCCAAAATGTCGGACAGCTTCCCCGCCGCCGCCGGCTGAGTCGACACAGCCTTCGGGTTATCCATAATCCGGGCCAAAGCCACCGCAGCCTCCGCTAAACCCGGACGCACACTGGTCCCCAGTGCCTCGATCTCCATCTGAACAGCCGATTCGACGCGTCCAGCCGAGTATTCGCTGACAGGCGTCCCCGGTCCATCCCCCGTGATCAGGGATAAACTCGTGACCGGCGCCGCGGCAAACTCCCCCACAGCCTCACGCTTCAACTTCCGGCGCTCCCGACGGTAAGCCGCCTCAGCATCTTTGCACAGCTCACACGTGCAACCAGCCTGATAAGAGGCCCGCGTTCCATGCGCATTGTTAGCCATAGTTAGTCAATTCCAGCGCATATTATACACGCTCGTATGCAGTCTTATTCAACGTGACGTTCAAAACGTGTTTGCGAAAATCGCGGGGGGCCCTCGAC